CCACGCCCTTGTGTACTAATATAAGCTAGGTTACTGACCTCATCATTTGGCATATTGGTAATCTCATCTACACATGCCGGAAGATTTTGAATTGTACCTAAACGATGCATCTTTGATTTAAATGTATCTTGCTCTAAAAGCATGGTCTCGTCTGGGTGTCCAAAAATACTGTTAATCATCATCTCAATTGTAGTTTTGCCTGTACCCGAACCATCGTCAGTTAGATGGATTTGTACGCCTTTTAGATTAGTAAACTTAAGTAGTGGTGTACCAAACCCAGCAAATAAATTAAATGCCCTTGCCTCCATTCCCGGCCTTGCGTACCAGTTGGCAACGCGTCTCCAGTTTTCTTTTGTACCTTTTTTAGCATAGGCGGGTATTAAATTCATCGTAGCGTTTGATGGTGGGCTGTAGATAATCTCACCAACTTTAATTTCTCTATCCCCAATTACAAATGTATTTTCTGCTGTCCACCCAAACTGTTGTCTAGATAATTCTATATCACTCATTGTTTGTAATTCCTTCACCCATTTAGCAATGTATATCATAATCTGGTCCATTTGTTTTCCAATTGCAACCACTCCCTTTGATGCAATAATATCTCGTAACTTTTCTTTTGAGCCGATACAAGTATTAGGCACTGCAAATTCTTTAATTCCATCTCTCGGTAGATGCAAACGCATCCAAATCATATGCCCAACCTCTGGGTCTTCTAATCTTTTTACTACGTATAAATCATGTTCGTAAACTAAAAAATCTTTTTGGTCTTCTTCATCATCCGCATCTGCTTTACCTTTTCTGTATACTCCACCATTTTTGCCCCGGAAGTATGGCGCTGGGTACTGCGGTATTTCTACGGTTACTTCTGTCCCTAACGTTTGATTTTTAGATACAACAATATTATCTTCCGCTGTTGCTTTTGCAATCTCTGTACCTAGCTGTATTGGAGAAGAAATTTTACCTTGATACGGGCAATCATGACAACCTAAAGGATTTACTTTTTCAAACGTTGCACATGTATGTGGACCCGGTATACCATCAGCTTTTTCTTCCGTTGCATTAAAGTTATAACCTGAATGTTTATTAGATATCCGATGAATGGCTGTATCTCTATCTTCACAATGCTGGGCAATAGATAATCCGGAGCGCCATAAAGGTTCTGGTATTTGTTCCTGTTTTTCATAAATATGTGTTAGTTGTTTACAGCCTCTACCTTCCCTACCTTTAATCATGATGGTGGCAAACTTAGAAATATTATTCCCAAGCAAAGCCTTTGTCGTTGCATCCATTGGGCGTCTTGGTGCGCTTGTTACCTCTACAATACCAACCCTATTTTTAAAACTTTCAAACGTAATCGGCGCAGATATTTCATCTTTAAAAATAGATACTGGGTATGGGTCTGTAGCATTCTTAAAATTTAAAGTATTAGGTACTCGTAAAATCCTAGCTGCATCCGAAGTGACAGAAGCATCAGCATGTAATTCATGAGTCGCGCATAACTTCTTTAACCCCTCTGCTACTGGTTTCCATTGATTAAAACTAATAACTTCTTCCAAAATCCAGTATGCGTGTACACCGCGCCCAGAATTAATAATTGTAGGCTTAGATAAACCAGAGGAAATACAAAAGTTTTTAAGTCCTATTAATGCTGATGCCTGTGTATCATATTCTTTTCCTTCACCGCAATCTAAATCTAACCAAAACGATTTGAACCACTTCGCATTTTTTGCAGTACGTCCTTCATCTGTCTCAAACTTTGCACACCCATAGTACGCGTCATACCCCTCTGTTACTAACTGGTCTACTTGTTTATCTACTTCTTCTAGTGTACTTGCAAAGCTTTGCTTAGGGATTCCTTTTTTAAGTCCTACAACACAGTACAAACCTTCTGAGGCCAATACTGTAGAGAGGAAAAGAGTCCTTGAGTTCATAGCTCACATTCTAAAAACATTGTTATAAGGGCTTACGCCAGTTCTTTTATATAGTCTTCAATAGCTTCGTGAAGGTGCGGGCTTGGAATACTAAGTCCAGAAAACCATGCATATACAGAAGTCCTAGAAACATTAAAATCTTGTGCTACTTGTTTCACAGGTACGTCCGCTTTTATACAAGCCATTCCTAGCCTTACACCAATCTTATTTCTATCCGCACGTTTATTGCTATTGACTAAAGCAAGTGTGTATCCGTACATATTTTATAGGGGGGAGTTACCCCCCACCTTTCTTATTTAGACCAGTCGTCGAGAATTGCGCTTACATCTTTTGGTGCGCTAGCTTTTGGCTTTTCTTTCTTGACAGGTTCTTTAATTTCAGGCTCTACAACTTCTTCGGATACTTCTTTAGCTTCTACCTTTGGGGCGGGTAGTTTAGCACCGTCTAATACTGCGGCGGTATTACCAATCGCGCGTTGCGCTTCTGGGGATTTATTACGTTGTTGTACTAAAACAATTTCTTCTTCAGTCAAAGCACGAGAAGCTTTAAAGTATAACTTTGGTGACGATGTAGAAGTATCAAAACGCATTTCAGTTACAACGTTAGTTACATTCAAACCATGACTTGCTAAAAACTCAGAGTATGGTTTAATACCTAACTTACCATTTTCAGAATTCCACAAAGATGCGGCCGGTACGGTTACTTGGAAAATCTCGCCTTTCGGGTCGTTCTCTAAAAGCACAGCAATACGACGGCTATACTTACAAGCTTTGCTTTCGCCATTACCAGAACCTTTGACATTTTGTTTGCAATCTAAACAACGCTTGGCTTGTGGATTACCTGCTTTTGCATCGGGTACAGTACCATCATTAGACCAGCAGTCAGGCGCAGTAACTTCTTGCCCTTCAACGTAAGCTTTACCATAGAATGTACGAGCATCTTTTGGTGCAGCTGCAACAATAATTACATGCATAAAACGGTCTTCAATACTAGTTACTTCTTTTCCATCAACAATCATACGGAATACACCAGCTTTGATTGAGATACGCTTGTTGCCACCAACGGTATTGCTTCCAGATTTTACACCGGCTAAAGCTCTTGTAGTCTCATCCAACTCAATATTACGAAGGTGGGCTGGAATACCATTTTTAAATAGTTGTAATTCACTCATTGTACTTCTCCTTTATTTACGATAAACAGTTACGGTATATTTGCTATCCACATTTAAACCTTCCGGGTGGATGTCCGGATTTGCTTCTAAAAACTCCTTCATTGCGCTATTTGTTATTTGTTGCCTTAACAGATGAAACGCATCATGCTCTTTAATAATTGCATATAAAGCTTCCCAATTATTGGTCCAGTAGTTACGAGTAATCTTTCTAGAAACTCTCCCCGCTGGAGTAGTAATTGAACCACCAACTTCCTCACATATTTTATTAAGCTCTTGCCCTAAAACTTCTAACTGCCCTTCTAGCGCTTCAAGCTCTTTCTTCTGCTCGGCCTTTTTATCTGCAATGGCGTCGCGAATTTTAATATATACTTCAATCATCTTATCTACTTCCATACACCCTCCTTTTCTTTTAATAACTACTATTGTAGATTATAACTTAACATTGTCAAGCGTTATTTGTTTTTATTCTAAAATTTCTTTGTACATACTCATTAGGCTATGTTGAATATCTTGTTTGTCTGCGAGTGCTTCATATAACTTATGTTCTACTTTACTACCTTTCAATCTTACTACAGTACAGGCGTTCTTCTGACCACTTCTATGTACCCGTGCATTAGCTTGAGCATACGTCTCATAGGAAGTTACTGGCCCCCACCAAACAATTGTATCTGCGGCTGTTAAAGTAACTCCATGTGCAGCTGCTTGTGGTTGGATAACTAGTATACGCGGATTTGGTGTAGTTTGAAAAGCGTCAAATATTTTAGTTCGTTTACCTGCGGATACCCCACCATGAATAATTTCGACACTGTAGTTTTTACGCAACTCTTCTGCAATAATTTCAATTGCGTGTTTAAACGGTACAAAAATTAATACTTTGTTATTTGTTTCTTCAATAACTTCTTCTAGTACGCGTAGTCGATTACCGGCATCAAACTTAATTACCTCGCCACTATCTGAATACACAGCGCCTCCAGACAACTGTAATAATTTATTTAAGTTAACGGCTGCATTAATGGTTGTAATCTGTTCTCCAGCCGCATTAATTAACATATCTTTACGCATCATTTCATAATATTTTTCTTGTTGTGGCGTTAGTGGTACTTCTCTGGTTACATACGTCATCTCTGGTAAATCTAAACATTCTTCTTTTGTAAATCGTATAGCCGGTTGTAACGCGTTATGTGTAATGGTTTCTGCGTTAGGTTTAGGTATCCATTTAAAATTACTTATTTTTAGCATGACCATGTCTTTAAAAGCCGTTGCGTATTTAGGTACTCTATCAGGTGAAACTAATTTGGCTAGCCCATATGCATCTACAGGTGATTGTGAGGCCGGAGTTCCTGTTAGCATCCATAACCATGTATCCGGTTTAATCAAATGATTTAGTACTTTCCAACGTCTTGTTTGCGGGTTTTTATATGCGTTGGCTTCATCAACAACAATTAAATCAAATCCACCTTTAGCAATATCTTCTGCAACAATTTCAATTCCGTCATAATTAATAATGACAAACTCTGCATCTGACTCAATTATCTTTTTTCTTTTGTCTCGATTACCATACGCTATGTCAACGCGTCGATGCATTGCAAACTTAAATAAATCTGCGCGCCAAGCGGAATCCATAATGGATAAGGGGCAAACTACCAGCACTCGTTTAATTGTACCGATGGTTAATAAATAATCAGCCGCCCAAACTACACTACCTGTTTTTCCTGTACCTTGTTCATTAAAACAAAAAGCTTTTTTATGCATGGTAAGAAACCCAGCGGTTGTTTTTTGGTGGTCAAAAGGTTTATACAACCCCTTCCATTCATAACGTCCTAAAATGGGACTAGGCACTTCAATACCAATATTTTTAAGTACTTGTGACTCCTCTAAACCCCAATGAACTAAAACTTCCGCATGGTCAGTATGCTGGTTAACTACTTTACTTTTTGGTATGACATTTGTAATACGTTCAGCGTCTTTTACTTTGAGTAAGACAGCTTTATCTTGTATTATTTCCACATTCTCTCCAGTGTTTCGCCTCCAAAAGCGGTCTGCTTTTAGATAAATTTTTATCGGTCTTTCCCGATTGCCAATTAGCCCCTGCCCAGAAAGGTTTCCGTGAAGGAATGAAGCATGACTAACTGATACGGTTTACTATATGAGGGTTTAACTTCCCCGGACTAGTTAGGCACTCGTATCTTATCCTGTAGCCCTATCAAATTACTTCATTGACTTATCGCTATTTCTTGGAAATGAACGATTTGCCGATTTACTTTTTACTCTTAAATTCTTTTCTGTACTTGTGCCACCTTTACTCAGTGGTTTTGTATGGTCAACATCCTTACCATCGCCTTTTTTGACACGGCCTTCTTTTTCTAACATGCGTCTAGCCTTATTACGTTGTGCACGGTTTTTCTTTTGTTCTTCTGTGCCTTGATATGTGGCGTATTCTTTTTTATAGTCTCTCATTTATAGTTCCTTTTTTGCTCCCAATGAGCGCATGTATTTACAGGACACCAACCACGACAACTAAAATTAGGTTTAGGATTCCATGTATTTACTTCTATAGACTCTGCTAACTGTTCTACCGTCGGTTTAAAATGTTGCATATACGCTAGAGCAAAGTTAGCATCATATTCTGCCTTAACAAAATCATTTGCTACTACGAACAACAATCCCGCTTTAATTACTCTAATCTCTGGGAAATGTATAAATGTCATTGCAGCTAATAATTTTAATTG